CGTATCATCCTCTTATATATTAAATCGCTGGAATCTACATTTCCTGTGCCATAAACACCATCAGTGAAAACACCAACATCAAAACCAAAGTTGGTTATGTCTCCATCAAAACCAAATATGTCAAGTTTTGTTGAATCAATTGCCAACCTTGGCATTCCAACTATCCTTCCAATAACATCCAACCATTTGCCTGATGCAGAGTCAATATTAAAAAAATCAACAAATTGACACACTGTGCCACAAACATTATTTGACTCATTCAAATAAACATTTATCCATTTTTTGAACAGCTGGCTATTTTCATACTGTGATGCTATTTTTTCTATTGAGCTTGTTGACAACTCATCTAATGTAAATGCCATATCAACCTCAAGGAGCGTGCGTAACAGTTATGTTTGCCTCATCAATAACTGGATATTCATTCCAATTCAATGGAGCAGATTGCGCAAATGTTCCGCCAATCCCATTCTTGACTTCAATTGAATTTATATGGAATCCAGTCATCTTGCTCAAACCAGCATAATAATTTGATGCGCGCACAGTTTCAGCAATCTCATAGCCAGACTCAAGACCTTGGATGTTCTGTGTTCCATTGAAATATGAAACAATTGAATCCTTTATCTCTTGAACCTTTCCAAGAGACCATCCTGCAACCTCAACAACATCAACATTGATGTATATTTGCGCATCAGCTGGTCGTGAAAACTTTATCTGATGTTGATTGCCACGAACATCAATCCCATAACCAGTTATTGCTCCAACAAAAACAACACCAAAGTTTGCCTTTGTAAAGATAACATCAATGATGTCTTGATCTGTGCCACCAATTACATAACAAGAAAGACCTTTTTATTTTTTTTTTTTTGAATCTGTTGTTGATTCTCTGTTGTGGTATACTTTTGCTTTTGAAACACCAATAATATTCATCAACCCAGAATATATAGCATCATCATAGCCTTGACCGCGAATCTCGGTTGTCTCGCGCCCCCTTATTCTATACTCAGGGTCAGTTTCATCATCACGCCCAACAACACCATCACTTGAATTGCCAACTGTTGCCCATCCTGCGATTGGCGTCACAATGGTATCAATATCACCTGCAAGAATTATCACAGGACCATCAACTGTACACTCAAAAGAGCCTGTTCCATTTCCACTTACATCCAGAACAACATTGGATATAAGTTTGAATATTTCATCAGCACCATCCATCTTAACAATTGAGTTGGCAGGTATCAGCGTGCCTGCAACACCAGCCATCTGACAAGTAACTTTTGATCTGTTGCGCAGTTTCCGTGGTATGCCCCTGATATTCTCATTCACACGGTCAAGCATGATTCCATTTGCATGCTGTGGGTCAAGTTGGTTCCACATTTCCAACAAGAAGTCCCAAATTTTTATATATTCATTTGCAACAATTCCAATTTGTTGCGTATCTGGTGATGACTCATCAAAAATAATTGGATCAGGGAATGCTCCTTGCAACCCATCCTTTAATTCTTTCAACAGAGTTGTTAAGTTTCTTTTTTCAAACCCACTTGGACCAAGCACACCTTCAGCCATCAGAAGCCTCCTGAAACAGTTTCACCATATTCATCTCTGTACTCATAGTACATCTCAAATGCTCTGTTCTGTTTATCTATGATTACATCAAGCCTTGTAATCTCAACTACACCTTCTGTCCCAAGTATTTGCGTTGCAACATAAGACTTTATGGTTGTTATATTTGACCGCTTTCCAAGCATCTCAGCAAACCACGGCAACCCAGCATCAAGATTCAAGAACCACTCTTGTCGTATCAAGAGCAATCTTGTCTTGACTGTTTGTGCAACAGCATCACTGTTATATTTTCTAGCAATCATTTTATTCTCAACATAAGGCTCATGGTTTTCATCAAGAGCAATAACAACTCTGTTTATTGGCATCACTCACCTCATGTTGTATTTGCATTGCTAGTATCAGTTGGCGTTCCACCACCAGGACTATATTGGTGAGTGTGCAAATTCAAACTGTTATCATTTGTTGTAACATCAACATCAGCATGGATAGTTTGTGTTGCATCAATCATGCCATCAACTGTAACATCACCAACAACATCAACATTGCCATTTGCAGTTGTATCACCATTTATTTCAACATTTCCATTTGCAACAGTGTCTCCATTTATTTCAACATCGCCATTGAAAATTGATTTTGGCGCATTAACAATACACTCAACAGGAGTCGTCATCTCAATGCGCTGATCTTGTTTTATTGCAATTTTTGTTGAAGCATCTTCATTCCTGACTTCTAAATCCGTGTTGTTGTATGTAGGTAGCGGGCGACCATCATTATTCAACCCTACTATTGCAATGGCATCAGACAAATCATTCATCCTGAATTCATCTTGCTCTGCAATACCACCGCCTTTTTGCCAATTGTCCATAAAACAGAAAGAAAAAATAAGGATGCACTCATCACCAGCTTTGATTGGCATAGTAACAGCATAACCACCATACCTTGGAAACACAACTGGCACATCAACAAGTTGAGAAACTTTTTCACCATCCATCTTTTTAATTGCAACGCTTGCTGAGATTCTTTGAGTTGTTGGATCAAATGAATCAACAATTCCAGGCATGCTGAAATTCATTTCTGCAAATCTGTCCATCACAAAACTTTCAATGTCACCCATCATAATCAATTACTCAAATAATACCTTCAAATGAAGTTTCAAATGAACCACCACTGCGGTCAGTGTCAAATGTATGTTGGAGATTGCGCACAGTGTATAGTCCCTGTACCTTCTTTTCACCTTGAACAATGAAAACATGAGAGCCAATTTCACCTTCTAGGCTAGGTGACTCAACAACAATTTTCATTCCAGGTGTCAAATCAGGTAGCATAAGAGACTTTCCCTTCACCCCAATTCCACTTCCTTCCTTGACAGTATCCTTACTTCCACCTTCATTGAAAAACTCAACACCACCAATCATCCCAGTTTTTGCAGATATTAGATATGGCTCAATGTTTGTTGATTTGCCTCTTGGGAGGATGATCATTGCACCATTCTGTATTGACCAATCAAAGTCATATGCCATTTTCATCTGGTCTAAATGTGCACGTGTTTGCTTTTGAACAACTTTGCTCTTTTTTATTTTTTTATCTTGAAAATCTGCTTGAACCATATTCAATGTTGTGCCCATTGAAGCAGCAGCATCTTCAAGAATATCCTTGAGCTTTGTTCCATCCTTATATGTTTTTGATAGCTTTGATTGGGCAATTGCTTTTGCTCCATCACCTGCTATCACATGGGTATTCCACTCTGTTCCATTTCTAATGCTTTCACAAGATTGTATGTCACCAACAAAAATAACAGAAGTTGCATCACCATAACCTGCCTTCACTGTTATTTTCATTCCATGGGTGTTCAACAGTGACCGTGATTGTGAGCTAAGATTCTTGAAGTTAATGTCTAATGAGTCTGGCTCACTGGCTCTTATGTCGCGCTTAACACTTCCATTTATTTTGAATGACCCATCAAAAACAATACCACCAACAGAATCACCAACAGCAACAATCAATTTTCTATCAAATAAAAGGCTCAAGAATAAACCCTCCATTCAAAAATGATTCAACATCAACAGGGTCAACTTCAGAAATGTTTACATACATGAAAATTGCTTTGATTGGTGTGCAAGCAAAAAAGTTTGCACCATGGCGAATGGATTGTCCAGCATAAACCATTTTCTTTGCTTTAACATCATAAATATCAATAAATTGTCCTGATATTGTGCGGAAAACAGTCAAGCGCAGCCTGTATTCACCAAAGGCAATTTCAAAACTGTATTTTGGATTATCAACAGGAGCAAAATACAACATACATCACCATCACTTTCCAGTTATTTTCTTGAACCCTTGGTATATTAGGCTGCCAGGGTCAGGCTCAGTTCCAGGCTGTAAACCTTGTTTGGATTCTTGTGAAACTCGCTCATCAGTGTTTTTGTTTTCTGCTGCGCGTTTTGATTCAGTGCGTTTTTTGCTAGGTGGCTTGGTATTTCCAACCAACTTCTCCAAATCTCCCTTATATCTCTCAGAGCCTACTATGAAAATCTCCCTGAGATTCATGTTAAAGCGCACCTCAGTGTTGCTGTCTTTGTCTTGTTTGGTTGTCATTGAAATGATTGCCATGTTATCATATTCTTGCAACTCAGTAACAAGTTTCAACAACTGACCACTTCTTTGAATCTCTTTTAATTTTTTCCAAGACTGAGATGACTTTGTTGATGAATCACCAGTGGCCAATCCTTTAACCTTTCCAGCAGTTCCTATCAGTCCAACATCAAAAAAGTTTCCAATTTCCATGTCTGAAATTATACCAGACACAGTGACTGAATTTGGGTTTGCATAAATGTGATCAGTAACATTTGCACCAAATTCAATTGGGTATGATGTCGCAGTAACCGTGGAGTCATGTGATTGGTCAATGATCAAATCAATTTTCACACCACCAATCTCATAACCTTCATTGGTAAGCAATGCTCCAACTTGGGCAACAATTCCAGCATTGGAAATCAAATCACCTCCAATGCTTTTTATCTGTCCAACCAAATCAATCATCTGGCACCAACCCCATAGTTTTGTTTGCCAATCATTGTCTCTTGTTTTATTGCACCCATAACCATGTTTGCAGCATCCATAGGATTGTTGACACCATTCACATTGATTTTCACCTCAGTATTGCTTGGTGCCATCATCCCCTTTCCATTTCCAGCAGGAGCATTTTGCGCAGGTGATGCATTACCAGTCACAAAATTATAGCCAACAATTAAACCCTTGTCCAAGGGATTATCTAAAGCCTTCGCCTTTAGCTCCCCTAGCTTCACAATAGCACGGTCAATCAAAGCCATAAATTCATTCCAAACACCTTTCCAATAGACTCCAATTGAATCAATGATTGGAAACATTTCTCGCAATTTATCAAGAAAAACGCCAATCAATGATGGTCCACCAGTAAAAAATTTGTAAACATCTTGCGCCAACAAAGCAAGAGCAACAATGGCAAGACCAATCAACAAAGGTATGAATGCAATTGCACCATTCCACAACCAAGTCAATGTCTGCGCTATGAAAATTATGGCATTGTACAAATTTATTCTTGCTATCATTGCAGCTATTGCAGTTATTGTTGCAGGTATTGCCATTGCAGCCAATCCCAATTGATAAATTGCAAACAAGGCAACTGCAGCTGCAGTGGCATAAAATGCTTTTTTCAATATATCAAGAAATTTGTCAAGCCCTGAGTTTATAACATCTTTATTTGCCTCAGCCCAAACTTGAACTTTTCCTGCAACATCAATCAATTTATCAACAAATTGTTTGGCTCTTGGCAGCAAAGCTGTACCAATCGCAGCAGCAGCCATATTAACATTGTCTGTCAGAGTTGACATCCGACCATTGAATGTCTGGCTTGCAATTATCATTCCATTGTAGAACAAGCCACCTTCTTTGGTCATTATTCTAAAAACATCAGTCAACTTGTCTGTTGCAACATCACCAGATGAACTCATCTTGAATAATTCATTCGTTGACACACCCATGCTTTTTGAAAGCTGATCAAAAATTGGAACGCCAGCTTCTGAAATCATGTTCAATGATTCCATGTCAACCTTGCCCTTCAGCATTGCTTTAGTGTAGCCGCGTGTTATGGTCTCCAACTTCTGCGCATTACCACCAGCCGTGTCGCCTAGCATGCGCATGGTGTCTGTTGTTTTGTTTATGTCCCCATTCATAACAGG